CGAAAGCCCATAGCCCGTTGCGTGGTTGTTGTTTCTAATTTCCCACGTAGGTGTACCTGATCTCGTGAAACGTATGTACGGAGTTGTACCCTCTAAATGCAGAAGGGCCGCTGGAGCATTTGTGCCCAACCCGACTTGACCTGTATCGTGGTCGATGACGATGTTGTTAGACGTATTACCTGCAAACGTCAGAGCGCCGCTAGTGCCGATACTTCTATCATTTTGAATCGTAAACGTACCGTTTGTGGTTTTAATCTGGATATTTGCATCGTCAGTCGCGGATGAACCCGTATTTTCCAACAGCAAAACAGCATCGCCGCCATTCTGTGTAGCGTGAATTAATTCCGAAGGCGAGCTTTCTCCAATGCCTAAATGACTATTTCCGGCATCCACAAACAGCATATGGGTGTTACTGTCAGACTCAACGCGGAAGTCGTAATCACCTCCATCCTCATTAATCGTTAACGGGCCACCGTTGAGAAAACGAAGAGTGCCGCTATCCCACGACACGGCAGGGTTTGATGAATACGCTTGAAGGTGAATCGCCGTAGCCCCCGACCCTGTTCTGGTTACAGAAATCTGGTTGTTGGACTGAGCGTTACCCACCAACAAGTTAGCACCCTGCACCTGCAACTTGTAGCTGGCTACGTTAGAAGTTGTTCCAATACCAACTGTATTCGCGGAGGCATCTACAAATAGAGTATCTGTATCAACCGTTAAGTTTCCTGTGGCCGAGAGGGTGGTAAATGCGCCGGTGCCTGTGCTCGACGCGCCAATGTTGGTGCCATCAATTGAACCGCCGTTAATATCCGTGGTCGTCAGCACCGACGAAGCGATAGTAATTACGCCCGTGCTGTTGGCAATCGTTGCCGCTGCCGTGCCGTCGTTTGCGGAAATACTGCTTGTTTCAATATCAGTAGCGTTAACTACGTCATCTTTCAGCAATACGCTGTCAATTGTGACACCGCTGCCCGCAGACGTTTCGTTAATCGTATTGGTTTTAAGCGCCTGACCCGCAGTTACCTCCGGGTTAGTTGATCCAGACGTAGCTCCATTAGCTAGAACCTCGGCCCATGTATCGACTGTGCCGACTTGTGAGTCAACGTAAGCTTTAATAGATTGCTGAGTAGCCAGTTTAGTAGGGCTGTTTGAAGACATGTCGTCTTCGTCTTTGATGCCCGTAACTGTTGCACCGTCACCAGCAATATTAAGGCTAGTGTTTGCCGTAACAGTAGTACCTGTAATCGCAGCAGCACTTGATCCGCCAATAACCGCACCGTCAACAGTACCGCCGTTAATGTCGGCTGTACCCGCGGTAAGAGTAGGCGTGGTGATTTCAGTAGCACGTAATTTGGTAAAAACGTCTGTAACAGTAGCAGCACTTGCGCCACCACCATCAAACTTGACCACCATATCAACACCCGCAGGGACCTCTAGGTCTCTCGCAGCGTTGTAAGTGCCTTGGAAAAGAATAACAGACTGACTACCCGCCAGACTGTTTCTTACAAAAACTATTTTTTCAGCGTCATTTGGGTCAAGCTGCACATACGCAGAGCCACCCAAATCGCTAGAACTGTAAAACTCTAACCATTTATTGCGCCCGTCTGAGGTCGCACCGTTAGTGATTTGAAGTGAATTTGGAGAACCGGAGGAACCCGCGCTAGTAAGCGTAACACGCTCTGCGCCGTTGATTGCTTGGTCCAGAATGTCGAAATTGACGTTTGTAGTATCGCCCCATGTACCCGACTGCTCACCAGTAGCCGGTTTTTCAACACCGAGGTTAACTGTATAGGTACTTGGCATCTAATTTATCCTCACGCTGCTATTTGCGTCCAATTTGCGCTCTGGGCTGGTTCTTCCTCCGACCATGATGGCGACTGGTTAACATTAATCTCACTATAACCCGGATTTTGATCCGGGACAATGTTTGAGTAAACCAGTACGTTACCAACACTACCTGTTGCGCTGACTCCTATTACATTTACTATAGCGTCACTTTCTACGGTGACACTTCCTACTTGACCTGTTCCGCTAACTCCGCCGACGTTAATAGTCTGACCAGTTCTTACCGAAACTGATCCAACGGTGCCTGTTGCAGACACGCCTGTTACCGGTACGTTGCCCTTACCACTAACCGTGGCAGTGCCTACTACACCAGTAGCTTCAAGACCTGTGGGGAATACATTGGCTTTTGCAACTATTGTTACGGAACCAACAGACCCGGTGGCCTCTAATCCTGTGACAGGTACAATCGCGCCTGCTACAACGCTTACGGAGCCTACTGCTCCTGTTCCTGACACACCCGTAACGTTAACGTTTGCATCTGCGGTAACCGTAACGGAGCCTACTGCTCCTGTTCCGGCTAATCCGGTAACTGGGACATTCGCATCGCCAGTGATGGCAACCGAACCGACTTGGCCTGTAGCCGCCACACCTGTGACGTTTACATTGGCGTCTGCCGTTACACTAGCACTGCCGACTTGGCCTGTACCAGCAACTCCCGTGACTACAACATTGGCTTCGGCAACTATCGTTACACTACCGACGTTTCCAGTCGCTTGCAGGCCAGTAACCGGTGCGTTGGCATCAGCCGTGACCGTTACAGAACCTACTGAACCCGCAGCTTGTGGTAAACCACTTTGTGACCACGGGCCCTCGCCCCAACCAGAGCGGCCCCAGCCGCCTATTGGGACGATAACATCGGCCATTACGCTATCCGAATAATGGCGTTACTTGCATCGGCAGTTGGAAAAACAATCGTAAAGTCACCTGCGGTGGACGTTTTATCCGAGCCGAAGTCCAACACTACAACTGACGGGTTGGTTACCGAAATAGAAGTGGTGTTTGGAGTTGTATTATATATGAGCGCCCCACGTGCAGTAATTGTTGCCGTGGAGAAAGTTTCGTCTTGGAAGTCGGTCAAAGCCGTAGTTCCAGATGACGTGGGGTCAACGTTAGTCAACGCCCCTCCGCCCGCACTATACCCTGTGCCGCTTACCTCGTTAGAGGTAGTGTATGCGGTAGTAGCCGCATCAAACGACGCATTGTTGTCGTACAGAGCAATTTTAAATGTATCGCCGTTGGCGAGATCAAAGTCGTGGACACCGTACAATAGCTCCTTCTTGAACGATGTACACATGTAGTTTCCGCTGAAAGCCATGTTTACAGTCTCCTAATTAGTTCCGCGAGTTCCAGATTCCCAGAATCCTTAATCGCATTGTACACGGTGGTTCTATCACTTTTTATCGCTTCGCGCATATAAAATTCTAAAACTTTAACTATGTGCTTACGAAAGGCATGTGCTTGTGCCTGTATTGCAGGGTTTGCAGAATCACTGATTGATATAATTTTATCAGCACAACGCTCTGCAATTTCCTCTGGTGTAAAACCACGATTTTGAGTGGTGTGTACTTCCACTTTGAAATCAGGGTTTAAATCTAAATCTAGTGCGGGAAAACTCATTGTTTCGGCCTCACTAGCATACCTGTACGATAATCATCGGTGACTTCTTTGTTTTCACCCAGCATCTTCATGCCTGTCATCGCTTCAGCAAATCTTTTTTCATAATGGGCCATAACATCCTGTTCGCCCTTCATATATATGTACGCTTCTACCAAACTGCCGTACAACATCGCCATTTGAGCGTTTTCACTCAACCATGTAGTGCCGCTTCCAGCACCAGCAGTTAAACTTGCCGGTCTATAGAAATAATGTAGCTCAACTGCTCTTGCAGCGTCGGGAGTAGGACCGACAATAAAATTATCAACGTCAAATACCGCATAATAACGCGGATCACCGGTTGTCGCCGGGTTTGGGTTGAAAGATTGTACAAAATCGGTGTCCTTAAACTCCAAAAATACCTTGTTACTGTTAGCATCGGTGAAAGAAAGCGAAAACGGTGCCAAAAAATCGCTAGGACACGCCAAATATTGGTTTGCCTGCGTCATATTGCCGCTGACGTTCTTTCTAAACAGGCTCAACTGCACGTTTTTGAGGATTCTTTCCTCTGCCTGCCTGATAAACACCGGTAAATTGTTTACAAAGGACGTTTCATCGTTCTCTGCATAGTCCTGAATCGCTGTTTTTAGCTCGTCGTAGGTAAAACTCATGGCGTCACCACCGATACTGTACCAACTGCGCCTTGTAAAGCAGTGGTTATTTCTAATTCTGACGGCATTTCTGCCGTTCCGCCGGTACT